ACGCAAGAAATATGGCCTGGTGCGGTTTGCCAAAGACCCCCAGCGGATGTACAACTTCTGGCGTACCAGCATGACCGAGAGCATTGCACTGGCGCCCAAGGCCAAGTGGCTGCTTGCTGAAGGCCAGGACGAAGGCCATGAGAACGAATGGGCGCTGGCAAACATTAAGAGCAGCCCTGTGCTGCGTTACAAGCAGAAAGACATAGAAGGCCAGCCTGCGCCCGTTCCAGTGCGCCTACAGCCCGAAGCGCCCCCTGCAGGCATCATGGACGCAGCCAGTGCCATCAACATGGATTTGCAGATGGTATTGGGTATTCTTGACCCCAACCAGCTGCCAAGCGGCAACATCAGCGGCAAAGCGCTTCAGGGCCAGCAGAGCCAGACTGATCTGAGCAACTTCCACTTTTACGACAACCTGACGCGCAGCATCAAGCATACGGGCAAGATTCTGCTGGATTTGATACCCAAGATTTACGATACCCAGCGGGTGATGCGGATTATTGGCAGCGATGGACAGCCAGATATGACCACCATCAATGAGCAAACCGCGGTGGGCGAAGTGCTGAACGATGTGACGGTTGGCGAGTATGACGTTGTGATGGACACTGGGCCAGGGTTCCAAAGCAAGCGCCAGCAAGCTGTTGAGGCCATGATGCCACTGCTAACAGGCAACAAAGAACTGTTTGACCTAGCTGGTGACCTGGTGTTTAGGAATATGGACTTTCCAGGCGCAGATGTTATTGCTGACAGGCTGGCGGCTAAAAACCCGATGGCGCAGATTGACGAGAAATCAGATATACCGCCCCAGGTGCAAATGCAATTGGCGCAGCAACAGCAACAACTCCAGCAAATGCAGCAGCAATTGCAAGCCGCCCAGCTGGAGATCAATAACCGTATGCAAGTGGCGCAACTTAAAGACGAAGGCGAAACTAAGCGCAAGCTGATGGATGTGACTGCACGGGCGCATAACACCGAAACAATCGCAGAGGCTCGCGTTAACAATGAGAACATTCGTCGGGTTACCACGCAAAACCGCACTGAGATTGAGGCACTGGTCAAAATGTTAATTGCCAGAATGCCGCCTGACCAGCTGCTAATGGAGATTGAAAAGATGAACCAAGAGCAGGCCGCATACGCTCAATTTGGCATCCAGGACATAAGCGAAGGAGCAAATCCGCTAATCCAACCCATGCAATAGTTGCATAACCATTTGTTTTTGGGTAATAATGCCCCAACCCGACCCGTGGGTAGTAACGGGGCAAATCCTTGGAGTAATCCATGTCTGAAGAAGTAAGTGCAGTACAGAAAAGACTAGAAGCCAGTACGGTGACTAGCGAAAATTTAGCTGAATTCCAAGCTGAAAAGCTAGGTTTAGCTGACAAACCGCCACGCGAGGCTATTGAAACAATAGAGCCGCTGGACGATGATAGTCAGAGTGAACCAGCCAGTGACGAGCAGCAAACAACAGAGGAAAAAAGGCGACCTAAGATTGAGCGACGGTTTGAGGCGGTAACCAAGGCGCGTGATGAAGCAAAGCAAGAAGCAATGCGGGAGCGCGAAGCCAGGGTAAGCCTTGAACAACGGTTAGCGGAAATGGAACGGAAACAAGCCCCCAAGGGCGAAGCCGAACCAGACCCAAGCCAGTTTACCGATATGTTTGAATATGCCAAGGCATTGACAGACTACAAGGTTGACCAGCGATTAGGGGAAGAACGACAGAAGGCAGTACAGGCCAAGGTGCAAGCCGAGAAAGAGCAGGTATTAAATACTTGGTCAGAACGGGTTAACCAGGCCAAAGCAGCAATGCCAGATTTTGAGCGAGTGGTGAAAAGCGCAGACATGACAGTAGTCAATGAAGTGCGTGATGCCATATTCGAGTCAGATGTTGGGCCGCAGCTGCTGTATCACCTTGCTGACAATCCCGAATTCGTTGAAAAGCTGCAAGGGATGACGCCAGCCGCACAGTTGCGACAAATTGGGAAGTTAGAGGCTATGTTTGAGAAACAAGACTCAAAGCCTGTTGTCCAGAGAAGTAGAGCAAGCGCACCGATTACCCCTATTCGGTCAGCCGCCAACGGGCGTGATGTTGCATTGACTGCTGATGGGCAGTTTCATGGCAGCTACCAAGCCTGGAAAGCAGGTAGACTTAATGGGCAAATTCGATAACCATTTTTTTAGGATTTATCATGGCAAATAATTTGCTTACCATCAGCATGATCACCAACGAAGCGTTGATGGTTTTAGAAAACGAGCTCACATTTACCTCGCAGGTGGAACGTAACTATGACGATCAATTCGCTGTAACCGGCGCAAAGATTGGCGCAACATTAAACGTCCGTCGCCCTGGCCGTTTTGTTGGCACTTCTGGCCCAGCGTTGAACGTGGAAGACTTCAACGAGACGTCTGTACCAGTAACTTTGTCAACGCAGTTCCACGTTGATACCCAGTTCACCACGCAGGATCTGGCGCTGTCTCTTGACCGCTTCAGTGATCGAGTGCTAAAACCCGCGGTTGCTGCTATTGCCAACAAGATTGACCGTGATGGTCTGGTGATGGCTAAAAACGCCACTGCCAACATTGTCGGTACTGCTGGCACTGTCCCCACCAGCTTGCTGACCTACCTCACGGCAGGCGCATACCTGGACTCCGAGGGCGCACCACGCGATGGCCGCAGGGCTTGCATTGTTGAACCGTTTACCGGCGCAACGATTGTGGACTCGCTCAAAGGTCTGTTTGTGCCTTCCAACACCATTGCCAAGCAATACGAGCGCGGCATGATGGGCAAGGACTCGGCAGGCATGATGTGGAAGATGGATCAGAACGTTGTTAGCCAAACTTTTGGCTCCTACGCTACTGCTACCCTGGCTTGCGCTACTACCACGGCAACCGGCTTTCTGACCAGCGGCTGGGCATCAACGTCCACCATTGCTCTGACTGCTACCACTGCTACGGCTGGCCTCAAGCAAGGCGACACCATTACCATTGCAAACATCTTTGCAGCCAACCCACAAAATCGCGCAGCTTACGGCTCCAACCGTCTGCGTAGTTTTGTTGTCCAGGCTGATGTGACGGTTGCAACCTCTGGCACGACTTCTGTGATCGTCAGCCCTGCTGTGATTACTGCTGGTCAATTCCAGAATGTGGTGGTCAACAGCACTAGCGCTACCGCAGTTGTGACCCCGTTCAACAACACTGGCGTTGTTTCTCCGCAAAATATTGTGATGCACAAAAATGCCTTCACTATGGCCTGCGCTGATCTGGAACTGCCTGATGGCGTTCACTTTGCTGGCCGTGCAGCTGATAAGGAACTGGGCCTGTCCATGCGTGTTGTGCGTCAGTACACTATCAACAATGACTCTATCCCAACTCGCGTAGACGTTCTCTACGGTTGGGCGCCGCTGTACCCCGAGCTTGCTTGCCGGGTTGCCGCTTAACACCTACCACTAAGGAGTAACTATCATGGCAAATCCAGGCGCAGCAACAACCACTACCGTCCATCCGCAAACTCTGTCGAGTAACCAGGCCATCCGCTTGATTGCTTACGCAACGGGCGTTTCTATCAATGCCACAGGCGATGCAGCAATTACTTTGCCGGTCATCAACACCACCAGCTACAACATCACCAATGTCATTATTACTAATGCCAACAAAGATGTGTCTGGTGGTGCTTTGGCAATCTGGACGCAACCAGCTGGTGCGGGTACTGAAATCGTGACTAACGCATCGTTGACGAGCAATACCAGTTCAGCTTACGTCACCAAATCCACGGTGGTAGCGGCTACTGGCACGGCTAACCTTTCAGCCCAGGTGTTCTACGTCCGGGTTGGAACTGCTGTTTCTGGCGGCACGATTGACGTTTTTGTCTACGGTACTGATTTCACAGCGTTCTAAACTGTCGGTTTTCAGTAAAATAAAAGGGGACTGTTCGCAAGGGCGGTTCCCTTTTTCACTCAAAAATCATGGCTACAACATCCCTATCCCCCACGCCCAAGCTGCAATTCTTTGATCTGAACGGCGCACCGTTGTCGGGTGGGTTGCTGTACACCTACGCTGCTGGCACAACCACTCCACTAGCCACCTACACCGACAGCACCGGCAACATTGCCAACACTAACCCCATCGTCCTGGACAGCCGTGGCGAGGCTAATGTGTGGCTTAGTGGGGCTATCTATAAGTTTGCTCTTTACACCAGCGTTAGCGTGTTGATCTGGACAGTAGACAACATTTCAACCAATGGCAGCAATCTGTCGGTTACTGAACATACTGGTGACGGGGCAACGACTGCCTTTGCGGTTTCAGATGGGTTTACTGCTATCTACATCAACGGCGTGTACCAGAACCGCAACACCTACACCACAACCAGCGGCACGGTGACGTTTAGCCAAGCACCGCCCTACACATCCATTATTGAAGTTGTTTACAACTAGGAATCGCCATGTTAAAAGTAGCAAATTCAGTCATCAACGCCAGCCAAATTGCAACGCCAATCACATTTGCTGGTGACGTTACCCTGTCCACAGGCAACCTAATCATCGGCACATCTGGCAAAGGCATCGACTTTTCTGCTACATCACATCCTGCTGGGATGACCAGCGAGTTGTTGGCTGACTATGAAGAAGGCACTTGGACGCCAGTTGTTGCAGATGCTTCAAGCGGTGGAAATACCGGAACATTTTCCGGAAGTGGAAATTATACAAAAGTTGGTAGGCAAGTTACAGTCAGAATGTATTTAAGCTACATAAACACAACTGGAATGACTGGTGCTAATACGCTGTTTATTCGTGGTTTGCCTTATGCCGCAGCTTCATCTGCACAGGGTAGTTTTTACACTTACCGAGTTGCACGAGATGCAGCAACAGTAAGTTCATGTGCCCATATTGGTGATCCTGCAAGTTTCTTCAATTTTGCTTTGTTTACAATTCTTAGCGCAACCGCAGACAAAAGAATTCTTGTTTCAGATATTGTTTCGGGTACTAGCGAAATTCAAACGACCCTTACTTATTTTGCGTAAGGATTAAATATGTCGCTCACAAAAGTTTCCTATTCAATGATTGAAGGCGATGTAATCAATGCCTTTGATTACATGACACCTGCTGAGATTGCTGATGTTACTAGCAACACTGCAAGTCTTAATGTTGCAACTGCTGTTCAAGCAGCCATTACTGATGCAACTGCCGCCAAAAAGATTTTGCGATTGCCAGCAGGTACTTATCGACTAGAAGCTACGTTGACCATTTCAGGCAACAACTGGTTAATTGGTGATGGCAAAGACGGTACAAAACTAGAATGCCAACATGGTGGCAGTTGTATTATTGCAAGCGCATGGGGTGGCCGAATTGCCGCACTTAGCATCTACACCTATGAGATAGGTTCTAACGCCATCCAAGCGGGTAACAATTCACGCAACTGCTGTATTGATGCGGTGTATCTTGATGCTACTGCTATTGGCGCAACAACCCTTGGCGCTGGCATTTACTTGTACGAACCTGATGGTTTTTCTGGTGGCATCACAATTTCTAACAGCTACGCCATTCAGTTTAAGTATGGTATTTTAATGGATGGCGTAAACATCAACACCGCCACTTGGACAACGGTTTCAATTTACAACTTTTGGGCTGTTGGCATTTTGTCAAGCGGAATCCCGCGTGTTGGTACTTATGGCATTTACATGAGTGCTCTTACCAACGGCATCGGGACTTGTATGTATGGCGGTACGCTTGAGCAGTTTGAGTACGCTATCTATGTTGCCGATGGCTCATATGGCGGTGTGTTTGAAACCGACATGGAAGGCAACACCAATGAATACTACATTGGAAACAATTTTCAAGGTCACATCACTTCAGCATTTGGCGTCCCAAGCATTTCCCGCACCAGCAACACACCAACGCAAATTTGGGATTATTACGAGCTTATAGGTGGTTTTGGCCCCAAGCAAGAAAATTACTATGCACCTTCTTGGCTTGTTTCTACTGGAAGCGGTGAAGCTACAAAAATAAATTATTACCGCAATAGCGTAAGTGTAATTGACGGTGGCGCTCTTGACGCAAACGCAACCAAATTTGCATTCGGCATGGGGCAATCTGGAGTGTTTGGTTCAGCAGTTCATCCAAGTACCCACTATGTCCAAGTTAGCAATTCAAAATTGCATTGGGGCAACGATATACCTTCTGCCAGAACAGGAGCTCAACTTGTGGCTTGGATTCAAGGTGATATCTGCTACAACTTATCAGCAACAGTTGGTCAGCCTATTGGTTGGATGTGTACAGTGGCAGGGACACCCGGCACTTGGGTTGCAATGGCTAATCTCTAAAGGAATCAATCATGGCTTTGAAAAAAATCGAACCTACTCAATTTGGTTTTGATGTGCCGAACGCATATCAACGTGTTGAAAATATAAAACTCAGAAAAACCTCAATGCAATTTCAACTTTGCATTTACTCTGATGTAACCAAAACTGCGTTTAGTCATAAGAACTACGCTTGTGCTTACAACATGGCTGGAGCAAACCCAATCGCCCAAGCCTACGCCCATTTGAAAACCCTGCCAGAATTTGCTGGCGCAACTGATTGTTAAACCAAAGCCCAAGTGGATTCTTGGGTCATACTAGGAGAGCATCATGCTTGAGAAAATTGAAATCGTTGACCGTATTGAAGTGATCGAAAACGGCTCGGTGCAAGTACGCACCAAAACCGCCATCATGGAAGATGGCAAACAGATCAGCGGCTCATTCCACCGTCATGTTGTTGCCCCTGGCGATGACTACAGCGCCGAGGATGCCCGTGTGCAAGCCATTTGCAAAGCAACGCATACTGCGGCTGTGGTGGCGGCTTACAAGGCGGCACAAGCTGCTGCTACGCCATAATTAGGCACGAGCCGCTGAACAACCTTGAAAGACAAAAATGACTCAAGAAGCCTTCCAACCACTTGGCCTGACAGTTAACTTTACGGGCGCAACCAGTGCCCCAACAGCTGTACAACCTGGCCCATCCAATGTGGTCAACACCAACTATCGGTTTGTCAATGTGGGTGCGGTGACTGTGTTTCTTGGAACGGGCACATCATCAGCGCTTGCTGTAACAGAAGCATCTGTGACCACGGGAATCCCACTGGTGGCTGGCGCTGTTGAAATAATGAGTTTTCCTGCGGGAACATTCTTCACAGGCATCACAGCATCCAGCACCGCGGTGGTCTACGTTACGCAGGGCCAAGGGCTGTGACAACCCCCCAGGACATCATCAACCGGGCGCTAAAAGACGTTGGCGCTCTAGCTGCGGGAGAAACCCCAGCGGCAGCAGATTCGGCAGATGCGTTCGATATGCTGAACGATATGTGCGCCCAGTGGTCAAACGAAAACATGATGGTCTTCTATAAGACTGAAATCATTTTTCCAACGGTTCCCAACCAGGTGCAATACACCATAGGGCCAGGTGGTCAGGTAGGTGCATCGTTTACAGGCTCAATTGCTGCCACCACGTTGACGGTCACTGCCATCACCTCGGGCGCAATTGCCATTGGGCAAACCTTGTCAGGCACTGGCATCACTGCTGGCACCACCATTGTGGGCTTTACAACGGGCGCAGGCGGCAATGTCAACGAGGCAGGCACCTACACCGTCAGCATCAACCAAACAGTGCCCAGCACCACGATTGCAGCCTACTACGAGCGTCCCCTAACGATTGAGAGTGCTTTTGTGCGGATTGCTACGATGCAGGGCGGCAGTCCAATTGCTGGCGGTTACCTGGACTATCCCGTTGCCATCTTGGGCGCAGAGGAATACCAGAGCATTGGCATCAAGCAGCTGAGTGGGCCGTGGGCCAAGGCCATTTACTACCAACCAAGCGAAGTGCTGGGGACATTGTTTGTCTATCCCAACCCCAGCCAAGGCGAGTTGCATCTGTTTACTCAGACCATCTTTAGGCAGTTCAACGGGTACGCCGACTCTATCCAGCTGCCCCAGGGCTACAACAATGCGCTGCGGTGGTGCCTGGCAGAACGGTTGATGCCCATGTATGGCAAGACCAACCAGACAACCATTGCCATGATTAACGCATTTGCTGCCCAAGCCAAGGCCACAATCAAACGCACTAATATGCGTCCACCACAAGTTTCGCGTTATCCTGATGCCCTGATGGTTGGCAAAGCCAAAGACGCCGGGTTTATCATGGATGGCGGTTTCCGTTAACAAGGATTAAACATGACTACCGTTGCCATCTCCGGTCTGCCCGTTGCTACTGTCATCAACGCTGCCGACATTGTTCCGTTTGTCCAGGCTGGCACAACCAAAAGCATCAGCAAGACCTTGCTGTTCACCAGCCCCACAATGGTGACGCCTGCGTTGGGGACGGTTGCCAGTGGCGTCATTTCGGCCTGCACATCGACCAGCATGGTTATGGTGACGCCGGTACTTGGCGCAGCCACTGGCACTAGCTTGGCGGCAACTGGTGCAGTCACATCATCTGGCACGGCAGGCGTGGGCTACGCAACAGGCGCAGGCGGTACTGTTACCCAAGCAACAAGCCGCACCACAGGCGTGACGCTGAACAAAACCACAGGCGCAATCACCATGTTTAGCGCAGCAGGAACAACGACTGCGGCAACTTTTACTGTGACCAACAGCACCGTGGCGGCAACCGATGTGATCATCCTCAATCAAAAGTCAGGAACAGATCTGTACGACCTGATGGTTACGGCAGTGGCGGCAGGAAGTTTTAACCTGACATTCCGCACAACTGGCGGCACTACCACTGAAACTCCGGTCTTCAACTTTGCAGTGATTAAAGCTGTAGCAGCTTGATATGCCAGATTTTGGTTTTGTTGGGACTTCATACGAAGCCCCTTCCATTTATCAAGATGCTCAAGAGTGCATCAATTTCTATGCGGAGATTGACCCTCAGAAACAGGCTGGTGAACGGGGCGTTGTAGCGCTGTACCCAACCCCTGGCCTAACTCTACAAACCCAGTTGGCCGTAGCAGAAGTTCGTGGGCTGCATACCCTGTCAGGCGAGACAATCCTAATTGCAGTTTCAGGCGCAAGTGTTTACTCGGTCAATACCAGCATGGTGGCAACCTTGATTGGTACGCTGTCCAGCACCACTGGCCCAGTGTCCATCAGCGACAACATCACAACCAACAACGGGCTGACAGCCTATATTGTTGATGGCGGTAACCGCTACACCTGGATTGCATCCACAAACACTTTTGCAGTGTTGCCAAGCACTGATGGCCCGTGGCAAGGCGCAAACGTCACAGATCAGGTTGATAATTATTTCCTCTACAACGAGCCAGGAACGCAAAACTTTGCTTGTAGTGACCTTGGCCTTGCTACGTCATCTTTGGCGCTGTACGGCACGGTTGATGGCTCCAGTGACCTGTTGGTTACCTTTATTGTTGACCGCAGGCAGGTTTACCTGCTGGGTGAACGCACCACAGAGGTTTGGACTGACATTGGCAACGTGATTGCTGGCATCACCACCTTCCCGTTTCAACGAATTCAAGGCACGAGCAGCCAAAGCGGTATTGCTGCAAGGTTTTCGTTGGCGCGGTTTGGCAATAGCTTTGTTTGCGTAGCTAGGGATACGGTGGGCAATGGCACGATTGAGATGATGGAGGGCTACACCTGGATGCGGATATCTACCCATGCAGTTGAGCAGAGCCTGATCAACCAATACATTGGTGATGCAATTGCCTATACCTATCAGATTGAAGGCCACGAGATGTACGTTGTTACATTTCCGACTGTCAATTTGACATGGGTTTATGACCTGTCCACTAAAAGCTGGCACAAATGGCTAGCGTTTTCAAATGGCGTTTACAGTCGGCATCGGTCAAACTGCGGCGCGTTTTTTGCCAATCGGTATATTGTTGGTGACTATCAAAACGGCAAGCTGTACAGCATTGAAAATGCTGTTTACACAGAAGATGGCGCAACAATTCGCAGGCTACGTCGAGCGCCTCACTTGGTGGCTGACTTCCAGCGTCAATACTTTGATGAACTACAAATTCAATTCCAACCAGGTGTTGGGCTTGGCGTCACACCAGAGCAAACTGCTGATGGCATTGTCACCGAATTGGCAAACGTTCCACCAGCTGGCCCAAGCTACCAACTGATTGCAGAGTTTGATTGGCAGTACCTAGCAACAGAAAGCGGCGATGAAATCACCACTGAGGCTGGCGATGGTTTTGAATCGTTGGTGACGTTTGCCTACTCTGGGCCTGATACAGCTGGCGCCGAGATTGTCACTGAGCAATACCCAGCTACGCCTGGTTACGATCCACAAGCCATGCTGCGCTGGTCATCTGATGGTGGCAGCACCTGGTCAAGTGAGCATTGGACATCTATTGGCAAAATGGGGCAGTACAGCAACCGTGCTATCTGGCGGCGGCTAGGATTTGGCCGTGATCGCGTGTTTGAGGTTAGCATTTCAGCGCCTGTAAAAGCCGTAATTATTTCAGCCAATTTGAAAGCTAGCGCAGGTGATAACTGATGGCAACCTCTATCCCCAACGGCAACATAAACATTCCGTTTAGCAGTTTTTTAGATCCGATAACGGGCAGGCCCAGCCAAGAGTGGTTGATGTTTTTGATGAACCCAACCTTTATCAGCGCAAATTTAAGTAGTGCATTGCCAGTTACCAGCGGAGGCACGGGGTTGACCACAATCCCAACCAACGGCAAATTGTTGATTGGTAATGGCACAGGCTATTCGCTAAACACCTTGACAGCTGGTACTGGCATCACAGTCACCAATGGTTTAGGCACAATAACCTTGGCATCCAGCGGTGTGACAAGTTTTAGCGCAGGCACAACGGGGTTTACGCCCAGCAGCCCCACAACTGGCGCGGTAGTGCTGGCAGGAACTTTAGTAATAGCCAACGGCGGCACAGGAGCCACTACAGCCGCAGCAGCTAGGGCCAACTTGGGCGCTGGCACGGTTACATCAGTAGGCGGCACTGGCACGGTCAACGGCATCACACTGACAGGCACGGTTACCACAGCAGGCAATCTGACGCTTGGCGGAACGCTGAGCGGGGTTAGCCTGACTACGCAAGTCAGTGGCATCCTGCCTATAGCCAACGGCGGGACAGGTACTTCCACTGCTGGGGTTAGCGCCACAATCGTGACTGCTAAACTGACCGCACTCGGCGCAGACGGTAGCATGACTTTTACCAATGGTTTGCTTACAGCGCAGACTCCTGCGACTTAGGTTGGTTCAATGAGCCTAGTCACACAAGTTAGCAAAGAGCAGATTGAGCGCCTGCAAAAAGAAATGGCTGTGTTGCCACAATTGGAGTTGGTGACTGAACATTCGTTTAGCCCAGGGATGTACTTGCGGAAAGTCTACCGCCCAGCTGGTACGCTGATTGTTGGCAAAGTGCATAAAGAGCCGCACTTCTTTCTTTGCGTTAAAGGTGAAATAATTGCCTGGACAGAAGGCGGGATGCGACACTTGTATGCTGGCGATGTAATTGAAAGCAAACCAGGCACTAAGCGAGTAACACTAGCGGTAACTGATGCAATTGGGATTACGATCCACTGTACCGACAAAACAAATTTAGATGAAATTGAAACTGAATTGATTGAACCAGACACGGCAGCATTGTTTGATTCATCAAATAAGTTAAAACTGAAGGAGTTAACATGACTTGGGTAGCAGCAGCAATTGGCGGTAGCGCATTATTGGGCTTTTTAGGTTCTCAAAAACAAGCCGAAGCCGCTACACAAGGTGGCCAACTTCAATATCAAGCTACGCAAGACGCAGCTAAACAGCAGCGAGAAATGTTTGACATTCTCAATGCTCAACAGCTGCCATACCGCACTGCTGGACAAGGAGCGTTGACCAGCCTGCAAGATATGCTGCCGTACTTTACTGAGAAACAAGCCCCGTACCGACCGTTTACCGCAGAGGATTTGAAATCCAATCTAGCGCCTAACTACGAGTTTATGAAGCAGCAGGGGCTGGGGGCGACAGCGCAAGCCATGAATCCAGGCGGTGGCGGTAGCAACATTGATTTGGCACGAACAAAGTTTGCAGAAGATTACGCTGGCAGTGCATACCAAAATGCTTTGGCAAACTATATGTCTCAGCAACAAAACATATTCAACCAAGGCCAATCTGAACGCACCAACATTTACAACAAACTGTCTAACCTAGCAGGCATTGGTCAGACCGCTACCACCAACATTGGCAATGTCGGCGTTGGTACTGCTGGCAACCTTGGTCAGCTTGCAATTGGCGGGGCAACAGCCCTGGGTGCTGGCAACATTGGTGCTGCAAACGTCATGGCTGGTGGTCTGCAAGGAATTGGCAATGCTGCAACCTTGGCATCGATGCTTAGACCCCAAGGGCAACCAACGCCAATAAACTATACAGGGCAAACGCCTGCACCAGAACCTGGCTATTTTGGCTCTGCAATACGCTTAGGATAAAAAATGGCTGATTTCAATATATCCCCAATCGGCAACACGGTTAAGCCCGTGCCTGGAATGTCGTTGTCTGACATGATGAACATGGCAACCAGCGCCCAGGCGTACCAGCAGCAGCGCCAGCTTAACCCGTTACAGCTGCAAGCCGCTGAGCAAACTGTTGAACAAGCACGGCGAATGAATCCATTGGCATTGCAAGCACAGCAACAAATTGTTGACCAAGCTGCCCGAGTAAATCCAGAATTGTTCCGTAGCGCTACCGCTGCCGCAGGCACTGCCGAAACTGGTGAATCATCTGCTAAGTTGGATTTTGCCAATAAAAAGGTAACTGCTATTGCTAACAGGCTGACAAGCACCATTAATGACCCGTTGATTATTGCTGCCGAACAAAATCCAGATGCGGTTAACCCAGAAGCCTTATATGCCCGGATAAAAAACTATGGCATGACCCAAGCTAAAGAAATGGGCATACCAGAAGACCAAGCAATTGCTTTAATTCAACCTTATCTTCAAGTGCCTCCAGCTGGTATGCGTCAGTTTTTGAAAAATAAGCTATTAGCCACATTGGATGCTAGTAGCCGACTTTCTGCTATGCAACCTACTGGCGTACCTGTTAGCAGCGGTGCTGGTACAGCAGTTGTTGCCACTGGTGAGTTTGGCGCTCCACGCCCTGGCACTGCACTTCCAGGCACTACGATTGACACTAAATTGCCACCAGGAACAGAGTTAACTGCTGTTGCAGGTGATGGAACTGGCTTGGCACCTGGAACAAAATACCTTAAAGGCCCAGAAAGTGGTACGGTGCCTGGTTCTACGCCAACGCTTACACCAACCCAAAGACCAACTGTTCCTAGTGCTGCGGCTCCTCCAGTTGGTAGGCCGTTTGTCTCAGCCCAAGCGCCAGGTGAGCCTGAGACACTTAAATCAAACGCAGCAACAGCAAGCGCAGATTGGGCAACTACATCTACAGATGCAACTGTTGCCCAGCAAAGAATTGCAACACTACAGAAAATCAGGCAATTGGCACCTGACGCATTTACAGGGGTTGGTGGCGCACGAAAAGAATTTATAGCAGGATTGGCAAATGCAATCGGCATATCTGCTTTTGAGGCAGAAAAAACAGCCACTGATGAATTAAGAAAAAATGCTAATTTATTGGCATTGGCAGGCGGCAACACTGATGCAGCACGGGCGTTGGCAGAAATGGCTAATCCCAACACAAAGATGAACGCTCAAGCCATCAAAGAAGTGGTTAACCAGTTGATTGGCATTGAAAGCATGAAAGCTGCAAAAGCCAAATACTTAGGCCAGTATCGAAACACGCCAGACAATTACATTCAACAACTTGCTCAATTTAATGACATAGCCGATAGCAGACTTTTCCAAGAAATGACTAGAGAAGATGTAGCCAAGATGAAAGCCTCACTATCTGAAGCAGAACTAGCTGAATTGTCAAGAAAAATTAGAGTAGCCAAAATTATGGGAGTTATAAAATAATGGCAACCCTTGCTGAACTTTGGGACGATACACCAGCAGCAAAGCCGTTACCTGCTGCACCAAAGCTGACGGTTGTTCCTGCTACCCCACCAGCACCAGCACCAGCACCAGCTGTACAAGCAGCTCCAGCCCCACAGCCTGCACCAGCACCAGCACTAGTCCTACAAGCTGCTCCTGCGCCACCGCCAATAGCAGCTGCGCCTGCGCCTGTGCCTGCCAGAGTAACTCAACAAGAGCAGCAAGCAAGAGATCAAGATGCCCTAGCAATATTTACGCAGGAATTAGCCAAAGCCGAGGCACAAGCTGCTGCTGGAAACCCAAGAGCCGTACAAGATGTTGCGGCTTTAAAAAGAGAAATAACCAAACGTGGGTTTTCTATTCCTGTTGCGCCTGCCGCTGCGCCAGCTGCCGCTGCCTCTGCGCCACAAAAGGGTTCTGACGTTGGTTCTTTGGGCGATTTGTTTGACACAACAATCCCAGCAAATCAACCTGGCTCAGTGGTGCAAAAGCCTGTTGCAAAAACCACTCCATTTACTGGCACTAGGGGCGACACAGGCATTTCTGGCGATGGCCCGATTGCCCAGGCTGCGCTAAGGCACTTAAAGAACCTGGGAGCCGCAACAGCATCACTGGCTGACACAACCATTGGCGGCATCATTCCTGGTATAGCTGGCTTAGCAACTTATGCTGGCGCAAGAGCATTTCAAAAATCACCAGAAGAAGCAGCAGCACTAAGAGCAAATGTTACTGAAGCAATAGGCGAGCCGTTTGGCAAGACATTTGGGGTTACTGAATCCCCAGCATATAAAGGTGAAGCCAGCCGCCAAATTATGGATTTTATTGGCGCAAACATTGGCAAAGGTGCTAAGTACATTTCTGAAAAAACTGGGATAGCAGAATCAGATATTAGTGCTTTGATAGAAACAGGCATGATAGGCGCTGCACCGCTGGCTGGCAAGGTAGTCAAACCCGTTGCTGGGGCTGTGGGAGAAGCCCTGTATGCAGCCACCGAGCCATTGGTCAAGGACAAGACTGTGCTTGCACAGCGCCCCAAGATTGAGCCTACCCTGCCGCCAGAGCCGCTAGACGTTAACCTGCGCCCGGTTGAGGTGACGGTGCCCGGGCAAATGTCTGCCAAGATGCTTAGCGAGACTCAAGCAGCGTTTGAAAAGCGCCAACAGGCCGCTGCTGCTGCTCGAGCCGCCAACCCACCACCAGCTGCAACAACAGCGTTTGACATCCTGGGCGACAGAATAACCCCTGCTGGGCCTGCTGTGACATTGCCTGCTGGCGCTGTGGCTGGTGCTGGGGCTACACCTGGCAGTGTGGGGGCTGCTGCTGCCAGTGCAAATCCTTTTGCTGGAAAACTTACTGGTGAAGTTGCTGGTTCAAAAGGACAATTTCCGCAGGTTAAATTATCTTTGGTTGCTGAAAATGTACCAGTAACTGAGCAACAGTTAATTTCAAGAATTGCTCAAGAGGTCAATCCTGGTCAACCAGTTCGCAGCGGTGTGATTACACGCAATGAAGGAACATTGAGAACTGAACACACTGAAGCAAATATGCCTAACTTAACCCCAAGGGGGCAAGTATTAAAAACGCAGATAGCAAATGAACAAAATGCATTGACAAACTTTAGCAAAGAAAGAATTGATGCTACAGGCGCATCACCAACTTTGTTGAGCGATTCAATGCGAGGCGAAAGAATTAACGATGTGTTTCATGGAGCAGCAATAGAAGGTGAAGCCCCAACAAGTTTGACTGCTTACCTAGACCAATCAAAACGGCAAATTTATAAATCAGCGTTGGAACGAGTTGGTAACAATCAAATCAAAACTTCAAACATTGATAACCTGTTAAAAAATCCACAGTGGAAAGCAGGTCTTGAATTTAAAGGTGTTGAAGGAGTTGCCAAAGGTGCTGAAAAATATTTAAACCTTGCCAAAACAACAGGATTTGAAGATGTAAATGGAGTGATGCATCCACCTGGAACCGTATCAACTTATGACGCTGTACGCAAAGCAGTCAACGCAGAATGGTCACCACAAAACGCCAGTGCAATTAGAAAAATAAATGAAGCAATTGATAAAGATATTGCAGCAGTTGCTGACCCTGCCTTGTATAAACTTGGAGACAAAATTCATCAAGTTGAAAAAACTATCTTTGGTTCAAAAGGAATTAAATCTTTGTTTGGTGAAGTAGACAAAAATGGTGTTGTCTTATCTTCCACTCCATTAGAAAAAATACCTACTAAATTAAATGAATTGGCAAAAGATCAATGGAAACACATTCGAGGCACATTAGATGAACTGGCAAATGGACAAGTAAGAGGCGCACCAAACGGTATGCCACCTGTTCCAGCTGAACTACGCCAAGCAGCAGCTGCTGCAAGAAATGAAATTGATGGCGCATTGGCAAGGGCTGTTTATCAAGCAGGGTCAAACAAAGCTGGCGTATGGAATCAAAATTCTGTTAACACAACATTAAATTCTGTTATTGGTGAAAAAATCTTAGAAAATTTCTCCCCAGCAGAAGTAAAAAAATTCCATACTTTGAACACAGCTGGTTATTTAATGCCTGGTGTTCATTCTTATGAGGGCGCTGCGTTGCAAGCTAGACGGGCTGGCAAAATTGAGGCTTACGCTGAAAAAGCTGGCATTGGTGCAGGAGCAGCAACAGGTGGATTTGTAGGTTCAGCGTTTGGCCCAGCAGGAACCACAGCAGGAACCGTCATAGGCGGTGAGGCTGGCAGGAGAGTAGGGGCATCAATTAGCGGTAAAGCAGCAGCAAAAGCAGAGGCAAAAGCTGCTGATGCTTTAAGAAATGAAATGCAAAAAAATGCACAATTACGAGATATGTTGCCATGAGCCTTGAATCACAATTCAGCAGCCATGAGGCTGTTTGCGCTGAGCGCTACGACCAGATCAACGCACGGTTAAAACGACTGGAAGGCGTGATTATGAAGACCGCCGGGGTGCTTATCTTTTCCATGTCCGCTATCGTCTATGCAAGCCTTACGCTGCACAGGTAGTCATGGAATTCTTCGAAGCACTGGCAAAGGGTTGGCCTATGCTGCTGGCGCTGATAACGCTGATAATTGTGCTGGCGAAAATGGATATCAAGATTGCTGTGCTGGAGGAAAAAGTTAAAAGCCTGTTTGAGATTTTTAACCGAAAGAATGACAAGTGATTGACCTTACCAAAGCCATTGGAGCAGTTGCAGCCAGCATTGCAGCGATTGGCGGCGGGTATACCTTGGCAGACAAGTTTGGTTGGTTTGACCGGGCAATTCTGGAATGGTCGCCAGAGCATTTTAAGATTGTGGCAGATGCTGGACAACCCATCAATGTGACAGTAGCCAGAATCAAAAAGCGGGATGACTGCTCAGTTGAAAGTTTTACGCCAAGCATTAGGGACGCATCGGGCATGGTGCATGAGGCGACTACCACGGCAAGTAAATTTAGCGGCCCCGCTGGGCCAACGATTGACACGTTTACATACCAATTGACTATGGTGCGAAAAGAAAAGATTGCACCGGGCACAGCCACTCTGCTGGCAACAATCAAATATAAATGCCCCGAGGGGGAACGAGTGGTGCAGTACCCTCGCCATGCTAATTTGAGTTTTAATTTAGGAGGTTAACTATGTTGGGACTAGACGCTATCCTTGGCATCGGCGGTAAGCTGATTGACAAACTAATCCCAGACCCTGCTGCCCAAGACGCTGCACGGTTAGAGTTGCTCAAGCTGCAACAGTCGGGCGAACTAGCAGCAATGACTGCCCAGACCGAGATTAACAAAGCAGAGGCCAGTAACCCGTCCGTATTCGTCAGCGGCTGGCGTCCAGCAATTGGCTGGGTCTGCGCTCTGGCAATGGGCTACCAGTACCTGGCTCGACCAATGATGGTTGCCTTCATGCCTGCCTTGGCCTTCCCTGGCTTGGACGACAACCTTTGGCAACTCATGATGGGGATGCTGGGCCTGGGCGGTCTTAGGACGTTTGAGAAGACCCAAGGCGTAGCATCAAAGTGACCCCGCATTTCACGCTTGCGGAACTGACGCACACTGACCACCGGCTGTTGGAAAACACTCCAAGCGCTGCTGAGTTAACAAATTTAAAGCGGTTGGCTGAGTTTCTAGAGACTGTCAAAACCACGCTAGGCGGCAAGCCAATAATGATTAACTCAGCCTTCCGCAGCAAGGCCGTAAATGACGCC